CTTGGACATGCATTTCTTCTTGATTAGCCACTGTAAAATCCCCCTTATTTTTAGTTTAAATCTTTGGCAATAAACTGATAATCTTCAAATACTGGTTGACCATCTGGATTTATTACCGTTGTTACATTACTAATTTGAACTCCTGAAATCTTATGGAATGAATTAGGAAATTGTTTTACTATGGGGGTTAGGTCATAGTCGTTAACTTCTGGAGGACGTCCATAAACAACAACGATATCGAATCCGCTGTTTTTTCCTCCCTGGAAATAGTAATTATCTTTAAGTAAAGATTCTTCTCCGATTGAACCCCTAGAACCAGAGTACTCGATTTCCTGCATTTGTCTGGACACATCGATTTGCTCTTCTGGAGAAAGACGATTGTATTCATCTAAAAATTCTCTTGTGTTTATAAGAATTTCTCCAGACCTTGCAAGAGACACCAGAGCAGATACTCTATCTTTTGGGGAAGAGGTGAATGTCTTAATCTCTTCCTGCCTCTCGATGCATTTTTTTAAAATGCTGGTAAGATATCTGGCCTCTCTAAAGTTAATCCTGAATGTTCCCTGTATAATTCTATTTCCTCTAGCAACATCATTATATGTTTTACTATTGTAGGAATATATAGGCTGAACTTGTTCAACTAAAGAGAAAGTCAGGCTTACTATTTCATCCACCCAAATATCTCCAAAATAGACAGATATGTCGCACCCAGAAAAATAATCTTCTGGGAAGAGTTGATATTCAATATATCTCTCTTGCATTCTAAAGAACGCCTCCCTCCAGTGGTCGTATTTCTTTAGCGATAAACTGCATAGTTTGCTCGGTCATTACATCATTGGTACTCATCACTTGTCCTTCGTTCATAATAAGAACATGGAGAATTCGAATGGAGGCGCTTGCTCCAAACTCGTTGTGAAGAGAGATAGTAATATTAAATGGAGGCATTTCGTCTGTCATTATATAGTTGGGAATCTGTCTGCTATTTCTTTTCTCGTAGAACTCTTTGAGGTCCTTGGAAAAGTTGGAGATCATTGAACGATCAAATACGGTAAAAATCAAAGATCCTCCGATTGTTCTTGGCCCCCTAACAAACCCAGCAGGGTTTATCCTTCCAAGAGTTCTTACTGGATTAATCTCTCTATGGGTGGAATAGCTAATAGTAGATAATTCTCCTATAACATAGTCCTTTCCCCCAGGAATAGACATGGAGGCATGAATGTCTGAACCAGAGAATGTTGTAAGATTACCGATCTTATTAAAGATAGCCACACTTTCCACCCTCTTTTTTAATTTGCCCCCTCAGTGAAGAGGGGGCTGATTTGTTTAGTTTTTAAATTGGAATGTCTTGAGGTTCTGTTCCGCCTGTGTATTGACCAGGATTTCTAGAAATTATTGAATCTTGTACTGCTCTCTCGGTTGAGTCAAGGTTTAGTTCTTGCATAATCTTGTCGTATCCAACGTGCTCAATACCTCTAGCAATAAAGGAACAAGCCTTCTCGATAACGATATCATCAATGGACATTCCAGATCCCTCGTTTATGATCTGAACTCCATAAATTCTCATTGTTGAAGAATGACCATATTCATTAGCCATGGAGATCGTGATGTTAACGCTTATGTTGCGGACTGGTCGATTCCACCAGCCCTCTTCATGTTTCCATGAAGGCCAGACTATATCATCACCCCAGATTGGGCTATAGGCAACCAAACCTATAGGGGACTTTAAATCCCGTGCTCCGCGCTTCGAGCTCTCTTGAGCCCTACGAATGCTTATTCTAGTCGTTGAACCTTTCCCTGTTCGGGACTTGGCTGCTGATTAGCCACATATCCATGTAGTTTTCAAACCTTCACGTTTAGGCTTATTTCATCCTTGCGTTGTGGTCTACATGGTTTTAGGCCGTTCCAGCAATTCACGGAGTTTTCAATAGAAATTACTTTCTAAGGCCGCTCTGATTTTATCTTTGCTTTTTGTAGAAAGATCGCTAACTATAATTAGATGATTCTACATTGCAAAGTTTAAGAACGGGGGGAATTGGTCCAGGTACTTAATGGTATTGTGGTCAAGAGCGGTGTGCCTATTTGGAGATTCAGACATAACTCTGTTCCAGTCTCTAATTCCATACACTGGTGGATTTTGACCAACCTCAGCTGCAGGATTAAAGATTTCCAAAGCATCTGTTTGGTCAGTTGTAGACCTGTTTCTATCTCTCAAATTCATCAGCAGAGTTTCTAACAGGGCATCTCTGTCAAACACTATAAAGATCAAGGAGCCAGATACTCCTCTTTTTCCGCGACTAAAGCTTCTTGGCTCTGCACTCGAATTGTTCCATATGTTTCCATACGGTTCGGACTATATCATAAGGCTTATATGAATTTATATGGTATTCCCACTTCTTTCAGGGCATCTTCCCACCCGCCAAAGGCATATTGAATAGCCTTGTAGGAGAAAGAATCTGGAGAATAGTTATACTCAACCACAGGAAACCCCTCAGAAATATCATGTTTTTCACAAAACTCCTTGATGTTCTGAGTTATAATTTCTCTGCATTTTTCTTTAGTGTTGCTTCTTGACAATCTTTTATGAAAATTTGGGGGAAGTTTTCTAGCTAGTTCCCACCCTCTTGGGGCTTTTCTTTCCATTCCTGGAGCTATGTGAGGAAAAATCAGAGTTAGAAACTTTACAGCTTCTGATTTGGGAAAGTATAGCCTGTACGAACGCCCTTTGCCTATTATAGACACTGATATGCCCCACTTCTCTCTAAAGTAGTCTTGCATTAACTTATGCTCGTCGAGAGTGAAACTGTCAGTGGAAATCTCTATAGCATTGGTATTTATATGGTAGCTTCCGTCATCCATATACCAAACTGCTAGAGATAAAGGAGTAAGTTTATCCAGCCATTCTTTGGAAACTGTCTTTACTCCATCTTTATAAATAAAGAATCTCAGTTCCTCAAAGTCTTTATTCGTCTTTCCATAGAGGTGAATTGTTCTAGATTTAATTTCCCCATCTTTAGTTTTGAACTTTCTGTTCCTTTCTCTGCGATAAGGAAGGACATCCCTTAAGTTGTCCTGTAGCCAATTTATGTAGTCTATATCTTCGATAGAATGTTCAATCTCGAAGCGATAATAAACATCATACTTATTGTCAAGTTTAGCTATATAACCGTCTCCTAGTAGTGTACCATAAATTATTTCTTCATTCATATAATAGCCTCCTAAGCGTATGACGTGACTATGGTTTATTAACGGAGTTCACGCCTCGTAACTAAGTTACTCAGTCTCTACGGGGAGTTTTCCACGGGTATCCGTATGCTCTTCCCTCGGTATTGCCATAGGATTGACCCTTAGGTTTCACCGATATAGCTCAGTTTGCAACTTCCTATTACTAGAAAGTGGGGCAATGTTGTTTACCCATTGTGTAACGTTTATTGGACTATGCCTTCTATGTCCCTTGCTTATTGTGGGTTTTGTTTTAGGACTTGCCCACAAGGAACATACCCCTGCATTAAGCAGCATCATGTATTTTATGCAATGCATAAGGAAATGCCACTTATGTATATTGCTCCTAAATAGCTTCTACAAAGTCTCTACACCTTTCTACTGTTACCAGTAGCCTTCGGCTCGGCGTTGGGATGTTATCCGTTCACCGATTTGAGCAGGGTTTTACTCCGACCTACACACTATTGGGCAATCGGAGCAACTTCTCTCTGTACAGCATAGGTAATTGCTTGGAGTTCTCCAAAAACTCTTCCACCAAAGTCAGCAATGATGTCTGCACCTGAGAAGCTAGAGAAAGATTTCATATATGATTCTGCGAAAAATTGGTTTTCCATTTTTTGCTTAACCTCCTTCTAAGGTTTTCTAACTTACATTGTCGGTTTCAGAGTTAGTTTTAGTCTAATTCTGCGAACTTCGAATGCAGGGACAATTGCCACTTCTACGGTGAGAATGCCTCTAATTCTGTCTGCAGACGAGGCAAAATATACTCCGAATCTATATGCTTCAAGCGCACCAGCAGACTTAAGATCTGCAAGGATGCTTTCGATTGCAGTTTCGATTGCTTGCTGCCTAGAAGGGTCTAGTGCCTCACCAATGAAGGGCTCGGTTACTTGCTTAATTCCATCAATTACTGCGTTTGCAATTCTCATTGTGGACAGTCTAGAGAAATCAGACAGCTCTCTTGCTGCAGTAATTCCATCAGTAACAGCTACACCAGCAGCTCTTTGACGGAGAGTAACAAATCGCTTGCTAGTTAAGGAATCTAATTGTGCTGGGTAGAACTTATACTTAAGTCCCCTTGTTCCAGACAAGATTTTATTTGTAGTAGATGAGTGAGGTGGCAAAGTAGCAATAAGACCAGCGTATGCTGCAGCAGCTGTGTCAGTGTGTAAACCCAACTTGTTATTGTAGAAAATTGGCTGACCAACAACTACGCTAATATACTTACCATAATCTTCGCCATTCGGCCCAGGATAGGTATTAGAGAAGGAATCAGAGTCAGTTAGCATGTTTACATAATTTCTGATTGCAGGAATATCTGCATTTCCTTCAAGAGGTTTAGCTGCGATGACACCGATTATCCTAGAGTCTTTGACGTTGGCCTCTGCACAGAATTCTGCCAGTGCAGTTGCGTCCATTCCATTGTTTTCTGGATCATAATATACATCCAGGGGCACAACTACTGTAGCAGCATAGTCTGACAAGTAATTATATGCTTTTGCAAGTTGAGACCTTAGAGTTTCAGAGCCGCCTTCTTGTACGGCATAAGAGTCTCCCAGTTCATAGCTGGTGCCCTTAACGGAATTTGTTCCGTCATTTACTCCCAAAGCTACTGCACCGTCTGTAGCCTTGATGTTGTCAGCATCTGCTTCTGCAGTAGCGGACTTATCAAGATAGAATACAACTTCAGAAGATCTTGCCTTCTGGTTCATCTCTGCTACTAGAGCTTGCAAGGTCTTGCCTTTAGTATAAAATTTCTCGGTAGGATTATCTCCTAGAGGATTAGAGGTGTCTGCTCTGTTCCAAATTTTAATAATGGAGCCAACCTTATTTTCTTCTTCTTCTTCGTCAGAGATTTCAATCATAATGTTGTTATAGGTCTCTCCGTAGGAGAATGCGGTGGCCTTGAGTAGAGCTTTGTCATCATCATCCTTTAGGACTCTGTGAGCTTTTGTTCCGTGGGGAATTCTTACAAGTCTAATGTCTCTGCAACCAGATCCAAAAGCTTGCCTTGCACCTAAGAGCAAAGAAACCCCTGAGTGAATTCCATTTACTTCAAACTTGCCAAAGATGGCATCAGCTTCTTCCAGTCTAGCAACTCTAACTGGTGTAAACTCTGGACCATCTTCTGCAGTTCCAATCAACAAAACACTATCAGTAAGGGAAACTGTAGGCATAATTTGCAGGCCGTCATCAGCCATTTCAACAAAAAAGCCTGGTAGGTTTGTGTATTGTTCCATTGTTTTATGTTCCTCCTTGTGTTCTATTTTTCAGAAGATCTATCTTCTTTTAGATTTTTTAATTTTACTCTAACTTCTTCTATTGTTGCCAAGGAAACTGGTATCTTTTTGTCTATTATCACCTGATAGATAACATGACGAGAGCTAAAATCAACTCTCCAAGAATGCGGATGCATTTCGTCTACTGTTTTCAAGTGAATGATTTCAATGATTCCATTCTCTTTGAATAATCCACAGTAGGTAGTCATAAATTCCTCAAAGAATTCTGCATACTCTTCTGCTTTGCTATCATTGTCTGCCCAAACTCCAAATTCAACAATGCAGTCAAATCTTTGCCCCCAAATTTGGTAAGCTTCTCCAGTCTCTGGCACCGAAAATTGATGTCGAATCCGAGGCTTTATTTCTTTTACCTGTCCCATTTGGCTCGGGGTCTTTTCTGAAGTCCTGTATGTTATGATTGGAGTTTTGATAGACTTGCTTTCGGACTCAGAGGGGTATGCCTTTGTAAATGTCCCCCAATTGTTGCCCCATGCAATTGATATTGTTTTATCTATTGTCTCAAAAAACGACTTTAGGGGGTAGGACATTTTATTCATATGACTCCTCCTGTTTACCTAGATCTATGGCAACTGTAACAGATTCAATGCTTGAGAAAAGAATTAGGTCTAAATTTATGACCACATTGTGCCCTTCATGATAGACTCTTAAAGAAAACGTTTTGATTATTTGTTTTCTTATCAGTCCATTTAAGAAGAATCTAAGCCTTGAATCTATATTTTGTACAGACTGCACTCTAGTCTCACCGATTAAATCTTCAGACAGTAGTTTAATTGTATCTATGATGTATAGAATATCTCTTACGGAGCCAACATCTCTTAGTTTTTTCTGATTACTTGCTGTAACGCCAAGTCTTGGAAAAACTCCATGTGTTGATGATCGGAAGACAACATACCCAGCATTGGATAGAGCCTCTTCTTCATCGATAGAATATACAATTGATGTGGCACCTGAAGATTCATCCTCGTTGATCCATAGAATGACTTCGTTTTGAAAATCTACAACATAGTCCTTATTCTCTATAAAATAGAATGTCCTCTCATTGTTTGGGACAAATCCTTTTATATCTATTGGTCTTAGTGGGTTTCTTATTAGGTCTTTGAAACTCACCAGGTTGTTTTCTTTGTTTAGGGAAATGCTCTCAATTACATGAGACGGAAAACTGTATCTTAGTGATTTTACTCCACCCAAGATCTTGTTTGATGGATTAGATCCTTCAGGGAGTGAAGACAATAGACCTGCATATGAAGCCGCGCCATTTGTTGTATATCTGTGGCCTAGAGAGTTTTCAATTATGACTTCAGAAGCCACGACTGAAATAAGATGACTTATGTTCTCGGATTCTAAATAAAATCCGTCCCTCATTCTTTGATTCGTAATCAGATTTGAGACATAAGACAAAATTTCTTCTGGGTTGTCAATAGGCTTTACCCCAATTACTCCTATTCTACTCTTGGCCATATGACAATGAGTAGCTAATTGAAGAGCGAAATTTATCTCTTCATCCATATATGCAACAACGGGAACAACGATATGTATTGGTAGGTCTTCTATAATGCTATAAGCGCTTTCCAATTGAGAAAACTTATCTTCGTTTTCGTCTATTCTTATGAGATATACTTCTTTACCGCCTGATCTTGTTGCTTCTTCAAAGGCTTGAATGAGTTTTCCCTCTCCAAATTTACTAGAAGCATCGGAAATAGATCGTGTGAATATTGGCTCCAAAATGGGGCCTTTAGTGCTATACCCAATAATACAGATAGACGAGCCAAAAGCTTGAGACGGAATGGAAACTATAGATGGAGAATCAATGACTCTAATCATGAGTAGCTCTCCTTGTAAATAGGATAGTAATTAATTTTCCCTGCCATCTTTTTTAGATTAAAGGCCTTAATATCAGAGTTAATTGGGGACTCTGGACAAGCCGCTCTGTGATATACTATCTTGTTCTTTAGACGAAATGAGGAAACCTGATTCACATTAAAGAACTCAAATTGGCCATATGGCCTTCCAGATCTGTCGAAGGAAGCCTCGACAATGACATCACCTTGAGAAACTCTAGAATTTGTTTTTAAGTAAAAGTACTTACCATCAATTGTTAGAGAAGATGGTTCTGCAACCCTCTTCAGCCTTGGGAGACTTTCTGTTACGCTTGCGGTGAAGCTTAGGGAAATGTGTCTTTCCACCTTTATTGTAAAGCCAGTTCCAAGACATATAGGACATTTCGTATCTGCTGATTTTGAAAGGTCATTCCAGCAAATACACTTGATTTTCTTTGAAGGCTTAATCAATAGAATGTATGAACCTTCATCATCTAAGATTTTATTAAATTCTTTTTGAAGATCTATCATTCCTTGTGCCTCCTATCTCTTACTGCCTAATGTTTGGAGAAAGTTCCTTTGTTCTTGCCGTGGAAAACTCACGCACTCCTTTCAAAGAAACCTCCTTAGAGGAGCTTCTAACTATAAGTTTCCTTTGTAGGTTTATAAGCTCTTGTAGGGTTGCTCTAATCCAAATGTTGTACTTACTAGGAACAAAGTAACTGAACGATCTGAGTATTGATAGACTAGAAGGAACTTTATCTTCTTTATTCCTACCGAACTGAGCTATAGCATTAGGCTCTGTGCACCTTTCAAGGCCAAGACACTCCCGAGAGAAGAATAGCCAAGGCTCACGAGTTCCTATTTGCTGAGATGACTTCACATCAACTTCAGTAGCAATAGCAACTATCTGCTCTGTAAGGGGATGGTAATTATTCTATTTTCCAAACTGAATCTTCACAGTTTCAAACGTACTCTTTGTAACTCCTACTGCAGGAGAAACTTTGAAATCTAAGGTACGAAATAAAGCGTTTTTTAGTAGTAAAACTTCGACACTTGACCTTCGAATCCCTGCATCATTTTTGAGTTTATAAGTAAACTGTTTGTAAACTCCTAAACTAATGTCTAAGAGTAGACGACTTTCTGTTCTCATTCCCATACCTATAGAGACTGGCTCTACGGCCTTATGTGCGACTCCCACCTTTAAAACCGTTCTCTGTTTCTACCATATGGGTAGGGATCTTTCTGTCCCCCCAGAACAGTTGAAGTAGGAAGAGCCTTTGTTCCAAATCCTTCTGTTAGCTTCTTTAATGCAGCGTCTCTTAGTTGTTCTAGTCTCTTCATTACGACGTTTATGTCAGGAACTAGAGAACCAGACTTTTTAATACTAAGATCTCCAAGCTGCTTAGACTCACTTGATATAATAGAATGATCCATTATTCTGCGAAGCAATAGCTTAATTCCAGTTTCATATCTTACATACTCATGGAAAAAAATCTTATTATCAGAGCTTCTTTGCACTTCGCCTATAAGATGATCATTTTGAGATCCATATGGCTTATTTGCTATTTGGTCTGCCCAAAGGCTGGTTCTATAGATGGCAATTGTTATATCTATGTCTGAAAAAGTATCAACAAATGTACCAAGGTCTCCCCTAATAATCTCTGCCATAGAGTAACAGGGCGACAGATTTGTTAAAAATCTAAACATCATTCTTTCTTCGAGACTGGCACCTTCTGTGCTTTTAATTTCTTCCGTTATGTATACTTGATACTCGGTATTCTCTTCTAGTGGATCAATGGGCGAAAATAGAATTTTATTATCTTCAACTAAAATATCTCCAGGAACTAGAATTCCTTGACCCCCAAAGTCAATCTTCTTTGCCTTAACAAAGAATGAGACCTCCGTAACACTCTCGGGTAGAATAGGATGATTAAATTCAACCGCTATTGAATGAATGTCTTCGCTTACAAACGTCTCACTTGAGGCAGGGAAAGTAGAAACAACTTCTAGGACATCCACAGAGTCATAGTTGTCGTAGGATGTACTTTCTTCGTCAATGTAGTATTGATGAATAGCACTCCAGATTCCAAACGATCCCTCAGAGCTAATTGCTCTTACCCTCCAAAAATAGCCTCCTGGAATATCTACTGGTATAGAAAGATCCGTATTAGGATAATAGCTATTTGTAGAGATAGAGTCTTCGTTCAGAATTATTTTTGAGAAGCTCTTATCTGTGCTTATTTGAAAATTGTACCTCTCTGCTCCTTCAACGGAAGACCAAGAGAAGCTTATGTCTTTTGAGCTTAGAATCAAGTCGTTGGACGGGTAGGTCAAAACTGGAGCAGATAGAACATCTTTGGATCCTGTAGTGAAATTCCAGCTATGGTCTACATACAAAAATGCCCCTCCATCATCATAAACGTCTACACTTCTGACTCCTTCTTCTCCTCCGACAACAACAACTTTATATCTAGTTTCTGGGTTCAAGAGTTGATCTGGTACAGCTATGGCTAGTCTCCTAGGATTGGACTGATCCATAAACACAGTAAGCGGAACAGGACTCAGATTATCATCTAGGAGCCTGATGGTATTCGAGTTTATAGTATTTATGTTCATGTCCATGGAAAACTGAACTTTAATTACGTCATCAAGTGCAACATCAGTCGATGCGCTTGGAGGATAAACAATCTGTACTAGTTTTCCTTGCATACGAGCCATAGTACTCACCAACCCTTGTGATTTTTTAAGGGAGGCGGAGAGGACCCCGCCCCCACTAATTAGTTAGATATGATTCTATAGAGTTTTAACTCTGGCTGGGTATGGATAGGTTTGAGCAAAGTTAATGTTCTTTGCAACAGCAATAGCCTTTCCATCATTGAAAATTCCACATCCATAGCGCTCTTTAACTTTAATTGCTTGCATATCCAGAATGTTATCCTAAGGGCTCTTTATCCCTTAGTTCTGGAGGTTTCCCTCATCTCCTGCTACGTTTTGCAGGATACAGCTGGTCAATTCCAGCTCAGCTCAGACTATATCATCGTCCCCTACTTAGTAGAGGCGTTCCCCCGCGCTCTTGGAGCATTTTATTGGCATAGTCTTTAAACCTTAGCCTCAGCTCTAGTCGTTGAACCTTTCCTTGATGTTTCCACCAGGGCTTGGCTGCTGATTACCATTTTACAGGCTTCCAGCAATTCACGGAGTTTAACGAGCGCAATATCTATTACGCTCTGGATTATCCCATTGCTCGGTAGAAATTTCGTCCTTAACGAGCAGGCAACCTACTTCATTTCTATCAACCACATATGCGTCATACTTCTTGTTGACACGGTCAAAAGGAATGAAAGGGCTCAGGGTTACAGTCAAGGCGTAAGGTAGACGTCCTTGAACTTTTTCTGGCGTGATTGTAATTTTATTGTTCTCTGGTGCGCCAAAAGCAGAGATAGTCAACGAATTGAGCAACTCATTCTTGGCAACCATTGGCCATACCAATGGATGGAGAAGAATATCCGTTGGGATATATTCGTGAGCCATTAAACCAATCATCATGTCAAAGAAGTCTTCAACGGCCAAAGTCCGATTTGGATTAGCCTCGATATCTAAGCCATGAGGTAGATAGTTTTGATACTTATCTGCGCCATACTTAGCTGCGGTAGCGTCTCCATCAAAGATTACGTTGCCATGGCGAGTAAATTCACGGAAGATTTTTTCTTCTTTATGGCGAGCCAATGCCTGGCCAGCCTTTTGAAGCATGATACCGATTCATTTATGTTAGCTTATAATTTCTTATAAGATCAGACTATATCTTCATCCCCCATCACTGAGGGAGTGGTGCATTTATAGTAGCTATATTATAGTTTTGAGCTACTATCCAAGGATGTCAGGCCATCTCCATGAGATGGTGGTCTGTACAATTACCTTAAGTCGTTAGCAGGCTATCCAGTCCTTGGGAATTTCACCCAAGCGGCACATATTTTGTGCTTATCTTATAAACCATAGATGGGACTTGGTTGACATACTCTGAGATTAATTCAAAAAATATATCCTCTGAAGACTTTTTTACCCTGATTCTATTATTAGACCAGATAGATGTTTCTATCTTATATCTTTCAAATAGATATTTTTGTATTTTTAAAATGTCTTCGTCGGAAATAAATTCTGAAGTAAAGATACATTCTCTCTTTGAATAACAACCGTCATCCATATACCAAATTGCCAAAGATAGTGGAGACAACACATCATCTAAATTTACATTACAGGGAAAGATTTTTTTCCCATCTTTGTAAAAATGATTACGAAGTTCAGTTAACTCAATACAAGATCTTGTTTGTAGCTGCACTAGATTTCTTTTTTTATCTGCCCAAATAGATGATGGAATGTTAATAATTGATTTCTTCCATTCTATATAATCATAGTTTTTTTCAGAATGGGCAATGGAAAATCTATAGTTTGTCATATTTTTAGATTTTGTAATAGATCCATCTCCTAATAGGGACCCATATATGACATATTTAGTGCAATCTTCGATTTTGTATGAATTAGGTATTCTTGGCATTTAGTAATCTCCTTGGTTCACAGATAAATATACCTGTCGGTATTACCTTAGCAATTTTGCCTTAGGCTTCACCGATTAAGCACCATTTCTTGCAACCTATTACTAGGCTGCGGATGCAATCGTTTTGCTTACATCCCACTGTGCATCGTCGAGCATTTCATCGGTCACACGTACAATAAGACCAACCTTTTGTACCTTGACCTCTAATTCGCCTTCGTGCAGTTGGAACTCAGGGGTTTCTTCTGGGTAGTTTCCACCCTCTGGAATTTCATGGGCTCGAATCGCGGCCATGCTTGGAAATACGATACTGCGGCCTTCAGTGATTCGAATTTTCTTCATCATTTTGGTACCAATGTATACTGGTTCGGCAGCATCTCTCATTACATCTATGACAGTTCTTTGAACAAGAACAGCAAGGTCTGGAGTAGATAGAGCTTCCCTAAGGTCTATTCTACTATTCTTTTTAAGCTTCTCGCCTTTTTGTTCTGCTTCAACTTGTGCTATATATTTTTCAACTAAAGAATTCATAATTGCTTTCCTCCTTTACCTTTATTATCTAAAACTTGAGAAGAATCCTTGCGGCACCAATGGAGCCAACAAAGTCCCAAGCAGGTGGTGTACCAACAGTAATTGTTTGCCTGTAAGTAACTGTTACTACTCTATCATCGTCATCGTCTGCTGTAGCAGTAATCTTGAGTTTATTTTCAGCGGCGTCGAATTCGTAGAAGTCAGCTCCGCTTCCTGCGGATTCTTTTTCTGCGATTTCTGTGGAGCCAATTTTAACTTCAATCGTCGAAGCATCGACCTTGGCGATTGGATCCATAACGATAGTAACAGAGGTTTTAGTTGCTTCTAATACTCCCTTAACGGTCCTTACAGTATTGGCGATGTTTGCGCCATCTGTTAGGCCAGGAACACCAGCGTAAGTTTTCCATGCGCCAGGTGAGCGATAGTCGGATGTTAGAGGCCATTTGTAATCAGCGTCATAGTATGGTCCTTCTGCACGGCGTGGAGCTGTAGGCTGGAACGGATCGCGAAGCGAACCATTGGCATAACCTGCGCCCTTCTCCACTTCTGGAGTTACCCAGGATAGCCATCCCTCAGGTGGAATGTCGGTCTCTAGACCGAGGACTTGACCAACAATTTCATACTCTTTGTCAATAGCAGGATCCCACTTAACAAATTTACCAAAGGGACCAGCCTTGACGAAGTCTCCCTCTTTGAGCATAGTAGAGTATCCATAGTCAGCTACTCTATTAGTTGCGCAGCCCCAGTAGAACTTAAGAGCGGACTTTGCTACATTTGCATTAACATTTGTCCTAAAGTCGGGGTTTCCATCATTGTCATTTACTACAACGGAGTAGTCTCCGCTAACACCGATATTTTCGTAAACGTCTGCAGGATTGGGGATATAAGGAACTTCAATATATTCCCGAGTCATCAAGCCTGGAACGAAGTCATCAGCCTCGAAGACATCATGTATTGTATTTCCCTGCTCGTCGAATCTTTTCATGAAGTTGTATGGAGCAACACCCGCAGAGAACTTTCCATGACCAGCAAAGGTTAGTACTGGCTTATAGTGCAGAGTCCTGAAGTCTTTAACGGGAGCTCCCACCGATACGATTGTTCCCTTAGGAATAACAACATGGGAACGTGGCCACCCTGCATAGTGATATTCAAACAGTCCCTTTAGTGCAGGGTCGATAATCCAGCGTTCTGCTGGAGAATCTCCAGGGGACTTGACTAGAGTAGCATGAGATCTAGAATTTGGAATAATGCGGCTACCTTCAAATTGTGGCATTTATTTTTTCCTCCTTTATAATTCTTTCTTTCCTTTAAATAAATTGCTGAAAATGTCTTCTGCTGAAAGAGTTCTCTTTCGGGTTTCACTAGCGCTATTATCTTCTGACTCTATTACGTTGTTTTCAGAGTTATTAGCTAGGCCAGGACTATTCACTAGTTGTTTTTCCCTAGTAGTCTCTTTGTTTTCGGCATTTTCTCTCATTAGGTCTGCTAAGGAATCATTTAGAGAATCCTCGCTCCTAGACATTAGAATGTCCTTTTCTTCTTCAATTTTGGACTCATCTATTCTGCCCATCTTGATCTTAAGTCCAACAATTTTTTCGATTAAAGATTCTCTAATTTTCTTTTGAAGTTCAGTGTTCTTGTCAATCAGTTCTTTGTTTTCTTGTCTGAGCCTATTAACTTCTTCTTGTAGAGGATTCTCCTCTTCTTGCTCAGATGCTTCATTACTTTCTTCGTTGATAAGACCAGCAGCCTTAAGGGCAGAAAGTATAGATTCAAGAGCTTCGTCTTTTTTATCGACGCTCTCTTCGTTTTCCTCAGAGCTGTCATTATCCTTGTTTTCAGTTTCTTCATTTTCTGAAGATTGAGGCTCAGGATTTTCACTGACATTTTCTTGAGTTTCATTGTCTTTATCTAAGTTTTCTAGGCTTGTAGTATCCAAGTCCTTGTCTTTGTTTTCCAAGGTGTCCGACTCCTCTCCTTCAGAGTTTTCATGTTCTGTTAATAAAATAATAGACTTAGAATTCTCATCAATAATATATATCTCATCTTCAGACTCTTTCGCCTTGCTAGATGTTCCCCCAAAGGAGACCACTCTTGCGTCGTCGTCTGCTGGTTTGTTTACAAAGCTTAGCTCTGAAAACCAAATGTTTCCAACAACATAGCGACATTCAACACCATCGTATACCTGTCCCTTCCAGTGCCTACAGTCGGAGTCGTCAGATAGTTTGTTAGACCCACAAATATTGCAGAATAGAGAATCTGTTTCCGCTCCTATAGATACGGTTAAAAACCTTCCGTCTCTAATTTTTTCTATTGCTTCGGGATTTCCAATCTCTGCAGAAACTTCGATTCCAGGAAGGCCCGAGGGAAGTGTTTTTTCTACAAACTTAGCGTCAACAATTCTACCTAGTGGGTCAGAGTGTGGGTCGTGATGAGTAAGTATAGGTTTGGGATATGGCCTCGTCCATGAGTATTGACCAGTAGGACGAATCACACCGTCGACAGTGAACTCTGGATTTCACCTGAGTCTCTCTGATGTATATTCAATTTTATTCTTTGTCGTTTTTGCATGGATAGCTTGTATCTTGACGACAAACTTTTTAGGATTTCCTTTTCTAGCTTCTTCTATGGCTTCCTTAAAATCTATACCATCAGTTAAAAACTCAGCAGATACAGATTCCTCTAACCTTAAGAGCTTCATTTTGCATCTCCTCCATTCTTTTTAATTTTTACTTCGCACCAGCAATTTGTGTGCCAGGGTGGAATTTTTTTATAAAAATCACCTTTCAAGGAGATGCTATTTCTTGACATTTCTTTGCATACCTTACACGCATTCTTGGGCGGGGAGGCAAAAACCTCGATTGCCCCAAGGGATTTTGCTGCCAGTGCATAACTATAATTATGGGCTAACATGAGTCTTGTTCTTGTAATCGAGTATATTCTATGCTTCATTACATCAAACCTACTTGAGACTTTTTCAATTGGATCTTTTGAACTTAAGTCTTCAGAGACATAACTGGAAAGGTCTGACATTAACCTATCTATATCCTTGGCCATATCTTTTATCAAGAGAGAAATTGAACCATGATCAATTTCTGGATCTCTAGAAACACCAGCGTCGATCTTAGCTCTAGCAATCCCCTCTTTTGTAACCAATTCCAGGTAGGAAACTGAGGACTTAATCATGGCATCCCTTGTAAGACTAAATACCATAGGGATTTGTGCCTCTAGTCCCTTGTTTGTATTTAGAAGCTTTATTATGCTCAATGTGTCTTCTCGAAGCTTTTCATATGAGGCTTCAAGAATATTGCTAAGACTCTTTATATAAGAAACGTACCCAGTTTTTTCTGAGTAGGATTCTTCTGAGTTGTAACTAGATGAAGTCCTCTTTGGGCTTGTTTTTTTGCCATATTGATTTTCTGGCTTCATCTTATTGTTTGTATCCTTAGAGCCTGGATCATCAGATGAGGTTTCCTTAGACGAGGCTTGAACTAGCTGAACTCGGTGTAAGAACATATCTTTCTCGTCTTCGACTTCTGGCTCATATCCAATTCTATTTCTAAATTCTTTAAATGTAATTCCATTGTGCTCATATAGATACATTGCTTGGTTTTCTAGTTTGATTTGTTCGTCAATGGCAATTTCAATGAACTTAAAGTCAACATTGTCTTCCTCGTTCATTATTGGATCGTATCCGCCCTCAAGGAGTAGCTCGTTGATTATATGGCTATCAATTGCTGATGCAATCACTCTTTGAAAAGCCTTGACTCTATCATGCATTTCGGATGTAAGATTATCTGCGGTGGCCCTATTAGAGGAGGAACCTCTTCCAAAAACTGTTTCTGGAACGCCTAGGCCAGTAAAAGCTCTCTGTTCAAAATATTTGAGGGCCCATTCGGCGTTAATAGCTTCTCCTTGAGCTCCGACAACCTCTACATCGTAACGTTCTGGCAAAACTAGAGTACCATCTGTCTGCATGTTGTTGATTTCTTCTTTTACATATTCAACTTCTTCAGGTGTTGACTCGTAACCTTCTTTGTCTAAGCCAACTCTAAATTTATAGAGTGGATGTAGATACTTGTGAAGAAGCCTGTTTACATTATCTTCAATTTCCCTAAGAAGTCTTATATCTGGAAGAACAGGCAATACATATGGAGTTCCAAAGGCGAAGCCTCTTCTTTTCTTCCATGTGATATGTATAACATCAGAAGGTTTGAATCTTATCGCCTTATCGTTTCTTCGAATTTCTTGTTCGTAGCCAGTTACTGTTCCAAATTTATCCCTTGCTATCTTGATAGTTTCGGGAGGAAGCACAAAGTATCCGACAATTGGCTTATTATCTCCTATGGGCTTAACCTGAACTCCCGATGGGAACTTATACCATTCTGGCATCCTAGCCTTTACGATAAAAACATTACCAAGTTTTATAAGATCTTCTGAAATTTGATTAAAAAATTCTTCTGTTGGGGTTTGTGTAGCTTCGGCTATTAGAGCCAATCTTGTTTTAATATACTTCCTAGCCTCTTCGTTAGAACTAACAAGTTCCCATCCCGCCTTAAACACAAGGTCTGTGTACTTATCAATAGCCTGCTTGATATAAGAGTCTGTATCATACGCAGCAATGATGTCATTAAGGTCAAAATCAGGAGGCTCGAAGTTTTGCCTTCCGCTTCCTCTAGAGGAAGACTTGATAAACGCCAGCCCTACTCTTTTTATAATAGAGTCTACGGGATTTCGATTAGAGCCAGAAGGTGAGTTTTTTAACGGAAAGTAATTGTCGATTAGCCCTAGTGCCTCCGTAATAAGTGACATACTAGACACCTCTCTTAAGTGTGAACATTAATGGACTTTCTGCTTCCGCTAAATTCTAAAAGCAAGGTTCCAGGAAGTGATGGAGCTAACAGTTGCATTTCTGGATATCCTCCAAAATATTGAAGAAATGATCCTGCGGCAACATAAACCCTTCTTTTCTGAACTAAATGTCCATCTTCAATTTCAAAGATTGCATCTGATACCGAGAAGTTATCATGTATATGACCAGAGATATAAAGATCTGCTATGGCAACTTGATTTAATCTCATTGCAGAATTTACCTTTGATCCCTTGGTTCTTCCTCCTCCAGCGCCATGATGTATGAAGATTTTATATTCTATTCCATTAATATTCAGCAGAATAAAGCCTTGATATCCAAGGTATGGAATCTCTAGGTTGTGTGAAATTTCCTCCATAGGATTCCATCCATTAAGGTATGCAGGGCGAAGTTCGTGATTACCAGTGATTGCACCTAAAATCTTTCCTTTGTTGGCAAGAGATTTAAGCGCCTTTACTACAAATCTCATTTGATCAGTTAGGTGCATTTCTTCTTCGAAAATTCCAAGCCCTACAGACTGCCTTGTGGCAGACTCTAGTAGATCTCCTCCTAGAACAGTATAGCAGTTTGGTGTTTTGTCGATAAACTCAACTGTTTTTAGAAAGAGCTCCTTAAAGCAAGACTTTGCTCCGACATGTACATCGTACAGTGGAACCATAAAAGCCCTATCTTCTTCGGCAAAGACTTCCTTAATTATAATGTCTTTTTCCTTGACTTTTTCTTTCATTGTTTGTTGCAAGGAGAAAAACTTATCTATACTTCCTGATGGGCTATAGTAATTTTCTCTACCTATGTCACTTAGAAATTCTTGTATATTCTCATCAATTAACCTTGGTCTTTGCAATATACTTTATCCCCCTTACCTAGTACTTAGAAAGCACTGAGGTTATCTTTGTGAATGTTTCTGACTCTTGATCCCACCTGAGGTCCCATTCATTCTCGGATATAAGATTTGTTATCCATTTATCCAAGACAAACTCTTGAACATTAGGAATTTGCTTTATAGACTCTAGAGATTTAATTGTCTCGTTTAAGACCAGATTCAAATCATATACCCACTTCTTGTCTTCTAGAAGATCTAAGAAAGCTATGCCGTTTTTGTTCTGACCTTCGGATATTCTATAAAAGTCGGTGATTATAGTTCTAAACTGTATTTCGATTTGTTCTATAGAGTTGAGCAAGATGTTTGCCAATTTATTTACAGGAAGAAAATCAATATCAGGATCTGATAGGCGAAGATCTTCCAGCCAATTAAAAATTGGCTTTGACATGCTTATCCTTAAATCAGAAACAAGTCTCAATAGCGTTGGAATCATACTAGAGACGATGCTTTCTGCGGCGGATGATATTATATCAGATAGAGATATGGTCTTTATCGATACGCCAATAGCAAACATTTTTAAAGCTTCCTGCATTGTTTTGCAAAAATCTATAGACTCTTGAACCAATGCTCTAAAATCTTCCTGATTGAATGTGTCTCCTTGTAAGCGAACAATCTTTTTTATCATGTATCCAAGAAGACCATGGAACGAGTCGGAGACTGTTGCCATCATTAAATTAATTGTTCTTTCCGACAAGGAAGAAGAGGATGCTGCTCTTTGATAGTATGCTCTTGTAGTTGAAGCTAAGGGATTGAGGTTGTACTCTCTTTCCTCTTCCAATAAAGCATTGTGCTTCTTCTTAAGATCTCTAAATTCTCTATGAACATCTGGATCTCGAGAAATTTCAACCTCAGAGGATAATTCCTGGAGTCTTTTTTCAGCTTCTTTCTTTTCTTTGTCTATCTGAATCCATCTCTTTGTAAATTCCTTTTCTTTTTCTTGAATTTCCTGGAGAGACATCTTCTTTATAGGATTTAACTTTGGAAGATCCAATCTGCCATCACTTGTAGAAAAAATAAAGCTAGATTTAGGATCTAGGAGGCTGGCAACATAAGTGCTAACTGAATTTCCAACGGCGGAAATTTCCTTTTTCTCAGAGTACATTCTCCTGTACAAAAGAGCTTCTATTCTTCCATTAATGTTGCTATGATATCTTTCGTATGCAGAAATTACAGATCTTGACTCGGGTGTAACCTCGCTAGAAGATACTGCCCTCTTAAAGTCTTGAAATGAGATGGAGTTCGAGCCGCAGAATGACTTAATATGACTCAGGGATTCTGGAGAAACATCTTCTTCTAGGATACTTACTACATTATTCTTTAGCCTTTCTTCAATTAAAGCAATAGTCTTGTCAATGAGATCCTCTGCTGTATTGACCTCCACTAGGCAAGCTGATGGAGAGAATTCTGCAAAGCTTATAATATCCTCTGATGGAAAATACTCTTCTGGAGCTGACATCACATCTGAATGGACATATTCATTTATATATTGAAGTAGTGGCTTATAGGAGATAAGTCTTCTTTCAACTTGGGTATCAATACCTCTACCACCATACAGACTCATTCAATCACCTCTTGATGTTTTGGAGAAAAGCTGCGGAAGGGGGACAACCGCAGCCTTCTCATTCTTGGAGGATTGTTTTTTGCTACAGATGGTAGCAATGGGGATTTTGGATTGAGAAAGGGGGTGAGGATTTATATATACGATGACTTAACATCGTACATATCAAACTAAAATTTCGGCCTTGAAAAAGGTTTTTTCTGGCCTCTCCCTCGGGGAGCGATTGTTCCTCTCATAAAGGAACCTCCACGCCTGTCTCTCTTTGATTTTCTAAGGTCGTCTACTTTATTCCAAGGTTGTGAGTTGTTTTCTCTCATTCTGCTGGTCATAAAGTATTCTTTCTCTTCCTGATCCGACCTATTTTTTTCTCCGAAGGAGGCTTCTGGTCTTGGGATAGCAGACGCCAATGCCATGGACCGATTTGGCTCAAACTTTTGTACAATCTTTGCCAATTCGGGAAACTCTAGTGTCATAGCCAAAACAGAAAGCATCAGAGCATCTAAAGCGTGCTCATTAACACTAGTGTAGGTGGGTTTTCCATCTACAGAAACTTTTACCACCTGATAGTTCTCCATCTGTCTCCAAAGAACCTTATCATTTTCATTAAGAATGATTCTATCCCGTTCAAGGAGGATGTTTGTCTGACTAACCATGAAGGGCTTAACGTCCTTCTTAACTACTTCCCCTGTCCCAGGATCCCTGAGGTCAATCTTGCTCCCAAAGTGAATTCCCTTGGCTATCTTATCAAGTCCAAACTCTGGAGCTGTAGGATCTTTACACTCTTTTCCCTTTTTATGAAGAATTTCTAATTGGTATTCCAATTTTGTTATCGCAAGGGCTTTTTATCCCTTACTTCTTACAGTTTTTATTCCTGTAAGTTCAGCATATCTTTTCACCTGTTCTAGGTGGCGGAGCCTCGTGGGTAGATTATATTCTGCTATGCAGGTTCACTACCTATGCGTTGCGGCTGGACAGGGTTTTATTCCTGGCCTTCACCTCTGATTCCCATTTCAGGGTTCCAGTTTTTTTCTCCACTAGTAATCTTAAACATCCCTGCTTAAGACGGCGAACAGTATCTTTCGAACAATTCATATAATTGTTTAGATAACTGTTGTTATCACCAAAGCCTCTGTCAACATATATGTATGCTGGCCTATAAATTCCGTTAAATTCAACAATCTTATTTACGGCATTGTCTAAAGTAAAATCACTTCTTGGTACAGAGTCTCGCATTATGACCTTGAACATTCCCTTATCTCCATGGGAGTTTGTTGCTGTTGGGTCATACTCTAGTACTATAATTTGTGGAGTAGAGCTATATTTATCCCACAACTAATGTTTTGTTCTATTCGATTCCAATAGAACTCTTGCATTTCTGCAAGTATCGGACTATATCATCACTCTGGCTTTGGCTAGAAGCCTTCATCGTGTCAGGCGCTTCGAGTCCTCTTGGACCCTACTCCGTTACGGATAGTCTCTGAACCTTCTTCTGTTCGAAGCTTGGCTGCTGATTGTCCATTGTTGTATCCTCTTAATTTTTTACCGTCGCACTTAGGCTTGTTTCATCCTTATGCTGTGGTTTAAGCGGCTTTAGGAGTTTCCAGCAATTCACCTGATTTTATGTGGACTGGGATATCTTGTTGTTTATCCACGCCAATTACTCTAACGGCCTTATAATTTACAGACTCTACGTAAGCATAGCGCCTCTTGGCCCTATCAATAAATTCTTTATTAAATACGCCAATTGTTTCTTGACCAAAGTTTGCCATAACTTCATGTTCCCAGGCATCTTCGTCTAGATTCATTCGCCACTCTTTGGCCATCTCTTCGCTCCAGGATGGTAGAACTGTGCTAGGGTAGTAAAACTCTGTCCAGATTTCTCCTACGTGCTTTCCTGGTTTGACCTCTAGCTTTCCTTTTTGAGCGTCCATGCAGTATTCATAGAATTTACCGCGTTTTCCTGTTGGAGTTGAACTCGCCCAAATACCAATATCGGGCCTTTCGATAGCAATAGATGAAATTGCATAAATATCTCCATCTGAGAGATAGTCTGTTTCATCTAGTATAATCCAGTCTGCTCTCTGTCCACGCATGCTTCCGCCCTCAGCACCAGAGCGAGTACCTGCCGTAAACCCAGATATAACTGATCCGTTACCAAACTGTATATACTCTGGGTGTTTTGTATTTTGAACAACACTAGAGCTTATCTCTTCTGACTTTGCAAGAAACTCCCGAATTCTCTTAAAGATTAGCTTTACTTGAGACTCGTATGGAGTTGCAACAAGAACAACTGCATTTTCATTTGTGAATGCATACCACAGGGCATGGACGCATAGGACGTCTGTCTTACCAATTCGACGCCCACATCGTGAAACTTTTCTGATGGCCTTAGACCGTAGCATCTCCTTCTGATACCATCGAGCTTCCCAGTCAAAGTGATACTTGGCAAACCTAACTGGATCTATAAGTATCTCAATAAGTTCTAGTTCCTGGGGAGAGAGCGCATTGTTTTCAGACATGTATATTCCCCCCTGATTTATGCACTATCTAGTGAAAATTTTAGAGAACGTATATTTTCTTGGTGTATGCATCTCCACGCTCCTCTAAGTGTGCCGCCATTAAGCTCAGGAAAGTCTTCCAAGTGAGCTTCCAGCTCGACCAACAGTTTGCCCCACTCTAGCCCCTAATCTATTTACCATCGCGCTTCCTGAAGCAACAGCTCTTGGAATCGTTCTGCCAATTCCAACACCTACATTCCCGGCAAGTCTAGATCCTAGCCTAAGAGCCCCTCTAGAGGTACCACTAGTCGCCATCTGTTCGGCGTCTATTGATTGCTCAAGGGGAGTTAGTCCAAGCTCTATAAAGTTCATAGCAGATTCTACAGCAGATGGAGGTGCATCAGCAAAAATACTTGCGGCCTCTTCTGCTGAAGACGGTGGTGCCCACTCTCCTGGAGCTACTCTTCTTCCACTTGATCGAGAAGTACTTGTTGCAGGGCTAGAAGATGCCCTAGGTTTTGGAGAGACAGATGATTGAGCCCCTATTGGGGGCTTAGGCGTAGATTGGCTTGCTGAGGAGACAGGCGAAGAGCTTCCAATAGAGTTCCAAATTCCAGAACCAAGACCAAGGCCTCCACCAATAACTGCACCTTTAAGACCAGATTTTATGGGATTAGACTTCTTATCAACAAATCCATATATTGCACCAGCGGCTCCACCGATTGCGGCTCCAGTTAGGATTCCGCTTTTCATCTCCTCTGACAGGTGCCTACTTAAAGTACTTGAGACTTTGCCATAAGTCTTCTTTAGAGGATTTACAACCCTTGTCAGTCCTGGACTTACCTTTGCCATAGTTTTGCCTCCTATCTATGCATCAAGGATGCTTCATTGCCCAAAATTTGTTGGATATGCACTCCAGTTTGCTGACTAAGTTGTTGAGCTTGTTGCCTCATTGTGTAGGCTTGCTGAGTGTCCGAGTAGCCGCCACCAAAGTTCCTTTGATGGGCAGTAATGAAGTCTGCATATCTGTTTCTTTGTAGATTCATTGTTGCTGCTCCAAGAGCTGTTCCTAATTGAGCGACTGCACCACCCCACATCAAAGCTGGGGCGTATACGGTCATAAGTGAAGAAACTGCTGCCCCAGCAAGGGCTTCGGCGTTATGATTTCCTGTAAGAATGTTTC